TTGATTACTAAGTTGCGAAAGGCGTTGCTAATGTACCGGTACCAGCCAATAGGCCTGTTACAGACCATTGAGTTGCTGATTTAGCCTTCAATCTAAACGTCTGACCTGGCAAACCGCCCGTAGTAGAGCCATTAGAGTCAATGGATACATGAGTGGTGCCGTTAGCAACAAAAGTGTCACCACCTTCAGCTACTGCTGTTGAAGTACTATCAATACCACCAATAAGAAACTCACTCGCAATCGTTTTAGTGATTATCTTATGAGTATCACTTGTGGTCACGCCAACGTCTGTTTGAAAGTCGAAAAACATCCCGACAACAGGTGTTGGTAATCGCACTGTGATTTGGTCGGTAGCGTCGAAGATAATTGTTGAGCCAGATTCCTCTGGTAGCAATTGCCTTTCAGTCGTACCGATACTCTGGATTACTTCAAGATGCAAGCCAGGAGCTACACATCCCTCAGTAGACTGTTTACTTAAGCTTTCTAAAGCCATGATTGCACCTCCTAGTTATTCGCGTAACGAACAGCAAGTTGTGGACGGAGTGTTTTAAAACCATATAAAACATCTATCCGGGTTGGGAATTCATCATTCGTGATGTCGTAATCACTAACGATCCTCATTGAAATACCATCCATGACTTCACGGGCCGCAAAATCGACTCCTCGAGGCATGCGCAAATCAGCCGTTACAAACGTAAAGGCATCATGTGCATAACCCAAAGAGATATCGTGCGCCGCAGAAACACCACCGGTTTTAGTCAGGATTGAGTTGTTCAACGCTCCATTATTAGAGGCTGAACTCGTCACATTCTGACGTGCACCATCACCGATAATTTCAGGGCTGATGCTCAGTGAGGTCGCAGAAGTACCGGTACTGGTCACAACAACAAACTGCTGCAACTGACCGGTATCGACCTTGGTTTCAGGGTGGACACGAAATAGACCGCCAATGGTGAAAACATCGCCTTGTAGCAATGTCCCTGTACCACCATCAATCACTAACGTGGAGCCAGTTTGAGCAACGACGGAGTTGGCGAGATAATCACCGGTGCCGTCATCCGTTCCTGTGGTGTGTCGAGGCATCATAGTGTTTTCAAAGAAATCAAATCCCGCTGTCCGCCCTAAAATACCTTCTAAATACTGCTTAGAGATATTAGACGAATCTTGGAATAGGCCTTTCAACACGTCTACCATATCGACGTTGGTTTGGGTGTCCAGGTTAATCTTCAGCCCCGTAGCTCCAGCCAGGTTATCGACCAGCTTTTTACGACCATCGAGAATAGTGCGGAAAGTTGCAGCACTACCCAAATTATTAACCTGGTTATAAACATCCAAGAACATAGACAACGCATCAGACTCAATGTTAGCCGCCAAAACGGTCATCATTGGGTCAAGGATTCGTTTGCCGAAATCGTCAATATCCAAGGTTAGATCAACAGAACTAAACTCCACATCGACACCCTTCTGGGTAGCCATTACGACATCGATGCTGATTTCATCGGTGTTCTGGACGCTGATAGTCTTGCCTGTTCGAACAACATACTCGTTAGGTAACCGCACCTTCAGAGTGTCGCCGATCTTTGCCCCATCATTCGCATAATGAGAGTCGTACTGTCGGTTTATATTACCGATAAAGTTAAGTTTCTGGTGGAGGATACGCAAAGCTTCCCTCGTCACCGCCGTTGGCGTTAATAATGTATTACTAGCCATGATAAATTACCCGTGTACTTGCTTGTTCCTCCATTTCTGCCATTCGTCTGTGGTTAGGTTTTCACCATTTACACCTACTTCATCGACAGCTTCAGAGTTTCCAAGCGTGGTTATGGGGTCAGGGGCATCAGAAACCTTTTTAGGCTTCAATGCTTCAACCTTAAACTCCAATTTTGTCAACTCACGCGCCCTTTGTACGGGGGTTAAAGCATGGATACGCTGTGCTTCATCGAGATGAGAGCCTAGGAAATACGCAACCTCTGGGCCTTTTTCTAAATCGAATATTTGTTCCGCCATATCCAAATCTAGAAACTTATCTAAGGCATCTCCATAAGCAACTTCTTCAAAGTCCTGAAAGTGTTCACGCTTTGAGTCCAAATTAGCCTCAAATGCCTTTTTCTTCCTCTCAAGCTCTGTTTGCCGCTCATTTTGCTGGTTGGTCTTCGTAGCCTCAGCATTCTCAGCCCTAAGCCCGGCACGTGCCGCATTACTAGCAGTTTCAGCGATAAACTTCGCGTTGGCTGTCTGGTATTCCTGATGAGTATTAAAATCATCCTCATTAGGTGCAACTATGTCAGGCGTCGCCGATGGTGCTGGCTGGCTGGATTCGAGGGTTTTAATCCTTTCCTCAAGCTGTGCGTTCCTCTGTTTTTCCTCGTAGTTCTTGGTTGTGAGCTGGTTAATGCGCTCTTGCACTCGGTTGGGCTTCTTAGCCTTTTCCTCACTTTCGGATGCGCTTGCCTCTACATCAGTATTAACTTCAGTGTTGGCTTCCGGTGCAGTTGATGGGGCTGCATTATCATCATGGCTGGCCTCAGCGGCCGATTCTACTTCACTCATTAGATACGATCTCTCGAATTTAACCCGCTGTAACTCAACGGTAAGTTTTAATGATTATAAACCTTGTGAATAGGTTTGCAAACTGTCATTTACTGCCCTTGGGCCACTTGATTGGCTGCAGGGCTACCATTACTCCTCAATAACTCAGTAACTTGGCTTAAAGCCTCAAGCAATAAGCGCTGATCACCACTGGCCGCGGCTAATTCTGCGGATTGAACAGCGTTCTCAACATCATTCTGCTCTGTTTCGCTAAACTTGTTAACCGCTGAGGCTTGCTTATTAGCTGTATCAGCTTGCGTATTTTGGATGTCGGCTATTTTCTCCTCATCAGCTAATTGCAATGCGCGTTGCTGTACTTGTTGCTGTAATTGGGCTTGCTGCTGCTGTTCTGGTGTCGGTTCCTCATCGATGATACCGGGCATTGTTTGCTTAATAACCTTTTGAAGCCTATCGGCCAATTCATCGGCGCCAGGCCAATCAAGGTTTCTAGCCACCAAGTCACCCGCAACCTGCATAACCTGCGGGAATACAGTGCCAAGCTCAACCATAGAGCTCGCGGCCTCAATGCGTCGAGTGCGGAAACTGGGTCCTACACCGACACGGACATCATACTTACCACGGGTTAGGTCATTCTGAATCTTCATCCCATCAGGCGTAAGAATAGGTTTGTTAATCTCAGCAAAGTTAACAGAATCATCCTCCCCCCGTAATCTGACTATTCTTTGCGTATCATAATAGGAGGGAATCAAACTAAGAATAACCCGTCCAGTATGTTCAATAGCTTGGCCCAGATTATCCATGAATAAACTAGTGCCAAGGTCGGCTTCCTGCTGTAACGCAATCACCGCACGGCCTGACCTGTTTTCAGGTGTAGCTTGTTGGGCAGCTTCAAAGACCCCTGTAGCTTGCTGGATGTCTTGTGCACTGATCTGGGCTTGCGCCAATAATCCTGACTGCACAATAGGCGGCATCATTCTTTGTGGTGGTGGAGACTTACCGTCTGGGTTGTAAGGCAGATAAGGCAGATTAGCGGTATTGGCTTTATTCCAGAAGTCCTTAAGCCCTTTAATCTGGTCGGCCGTCACTAAGAATGGAGCCTTAGGCTGTAATGCAATCGTCTCAGCTGCAGCACTGTTCCAATAGTTATACATCCGTTGTGGGTCTTTAGCAGCTCGGACAATACCCCTTAAATCCGTTTCACCTTCAATATTCTCTTCCACACCATAAACAGGAATGCCTGGGAAAAACTTACTGGGCCACGCTTGATGCTCTATAATCTCAAAGGCAGTGAGCTTATACCAATCAATCACATCAGCTTCAACTTCACGCTCCTTGGATGGAGTAATGCCTTGTTGTTTGTATAACTGAATGTCCTCGTCGCTAATATCATCAGTATTAACAACAACTCCATTCGATAACTGTGTGATTTTCTTCTTCTTTTTACTCTTGACAAAGTATTCACCAATTCGAATAGAGTCTGATGAGAACCACCTTTCCATAGTTTCACCAATACCTTGGTTGGGGATAGAAGAAGGGATATCAATCTTAGGATAGGTTGCTTCAAAGCGCTTTCTGCTTAATGTTTCGGATACGATCATAAACCGGCCGTCCTGCTTTTGAGGCAAAATGGCGTCAGGGTCGAAATAATAGGTAAAGGGGTTTTTAACTGGCTGGACAATAACATCTTGCTCGAATATATCGTCTTGGGTGATTTTGGTATTAACGCGCCAAACACCATAGCCCATCTTGACTTGAAAGCCAGCTCCAGTTATATAGGCGTTCCTCGCATTAGAGCCTTGTTCTATCTGGCGGACTAAATCTTCCATCACCTCAGCGGTATCGGTATCAGCACCGTCATCAATAGGATCCACCTTAATGCTGGGCATGTTCTGTCTAATACCCCCCATGATCTTACGTATCGATTGCCCTATATGATCAAGGGTTAACATGGGCCGGTTCTTGCGTTCGGCCTTTACGCCCTCAGGCCACTGGTCTAAGGCTGCAAAGCGTAAATCATCAACCATATCGATGCGGTTTCTAGATTCAGCGGTAAAAGCCAAATCAAAATCAGACATAAAATCTTTGATGATGTCGTCTTTCTTCTTACCTGTGGGTATTTTTAGTTCGTTAGGCACCCATCCATCCCCCTGCAGCTTCTGGTATTGTTAGCGGTTCACTGTTTGTAGGCGGTTCATAAGCAACGCACATAAGGCCGAACGCATCAGCACTATGAGAAGCCCAATCGTGATCAGGCCCCAACCCTATTTCCCTAACCTCATCAAGTTTCTCATGATACCACCCTAAAGCATCGATACCACCTTGACACTTTTCCTTATCAAACCAAACCTTGTTAAATAAGCGCCTGGATTCCTGAATTCTGGCCATTGCAGCGCCTTTGCCTTGGTTGGGTATCACTTCAACATTGTAGCCTGCAGCTGTAAATGCTGATTCGTAGCTTACATCGTGAACCCGGTCATTAGTTGAGCCATCATGAGGTAACCATATCTGCGCTCTGTCAGGTGTATAGCCTTGACTTCTCATCCAGGCTAAGTGCGCTCCTACATCTTGCCCTTGCACCTCGTAATGATCAATCATCCTTATTTCATGACCAATGAACTGAGCCACCCAAAATACAAAGTTATCAGCTTTAGCACCGGTACCACCAATATCACAGAATAGCCGGATAGTCATTAATGGGTCTGCAGACTCCCTGCCTATTCTTCCTCCCGCCTTTGTCTCTGATAACTGTTTAGCAAAATAAGCGCCTTTGACCACCGCAACGTAACCACCATCCCAAATATGATCATAATCATCTGGCGAGTCTCGAAGACAATCCAAGCGTTCCTGCTCTAACACTGAAGGAAACCACGGGTTGTCCTTCCAGTTACTCTCAACAACGATTGAATCTGTAGGGGTTATGCCTTGCCTTAACATCATATCTACTGGGTCATTCTTTCTGCGTGGATTCCAGCTAAACCACAACTCAGAATCATCAGCTCGAATAGTTGGTCTAAGTAGCTTAAGGCTGTTAGCCGACAAGGTTTGTGCTTCCTCGACCCATGCCCGCTTAAAGCCCTCTAATGATTTAATACTATCAGCTGTGTGGTCTTGCATGCCTTGAAAGATAATAGCCCCATCACCTGGGGTTTCTATCACCTCATTGAACACTTTAAAGCCTTGTGCCTCACCAAGCTTAAGAGCTATAAGCTTTTGCTCAATCAAACGTTTAGCTGATTGCTTAAGGGTTTTCTGTACCTCACGAATGCAAACACTCATCATGCCGCGCTCACAAGTACTGTCATCAATGAGCTTTTCAGCAAAGAAATGGCTCTTAGCCGAACCTCTACCGCCCCAGGCACCTTTGTAGCGTGAAGGCACGAGCAAAGGCTTGAATACTCTAGCTGTCGGGATTTTGAGGATCGACAATAGTTCTTTGCACCTCTGCAATTGGGATAGGACCGCCATTAGGGCCACTTATTTCGCTCTTTGAAGCATCTTTCAACCCTAAGTCCCTAGCTATAATATTGGCGTTTAAAAGGTCAGCAGCGGCTCCTGCAAACTTCTGGGAGTATATAACACTTTCTATTCTGCTTATGATATCCGCAAAATCTTCGTCGGCTCTATATTCATACCAGGTGCTTGTGCCTATATCTAAAAATAAACATAAGCCTTCTATGGTCATGGCGCGCATCTTGCTATAGGGGGATTCTGTGATCTCGTCTTTGTCTTCATCGTTTTTGATCTTGAACAGCTTAGCTCCTTTTAAAGGGTTATCCTCTACCCATTCAAAGTACTCTAAAGCAGCATCCCATAGCACAGCTTCATCAGAGAATATCTTATCTCTGCCGTGAGAGCTTCTAGCTTCCCAGAACCTATTGCCTTTAGGCGCTGCCATTAGTTTATTACCTCACTTCCGTTAACTTCTTCCATTAGCATATCAACTGATTCTTTGAATATGTTTTCAGGTAAGCTGCCTAACTTGCCCTTAAGTATTTGTCTTACTAGTTTCTCAGCTTCTTTTCTGGTGATTGATTTAGGTCTGTCACATTGATCTATGGCATGATTCTTGATTTCTTCAAAGTTATCAACGCCGTTAATCATTTCTCAACTATCCTTACAATCAATGTGCGCTCAAGTGTTTGTGTGGTTGATGATACCGTTAATTTTATCTCGCCGTGTGTTTCACGCGTACCACCGGACATGAATAGGGTTATTATATTATCTGTCTCTGAACTGGAGTCGATTGTTACGCTAGTGCCCTCTATGGTAAATGAGGTTATGGCTGTTGTTTTGAAGTATTGCGAATAGTCAACAGTTACCTCGATAACGTCTTCAGGGTCTTTCTCTATCCGTTCAGGGAGAAAATCGCCATTAGGCTTTATTCTTACGTTGATAGTCATAGGCTATTTACGCTTTGTTGCTTTCTTTGTTGGGCGCTTATGTGATGTGGCCTTGTTGGTCTTTACTCGGTTGTTGCGCTTAGGTAGTTTTCTGTGTGCCATGTGAATTCCTGTTTCTACTTCCATATTTATAATGTTAACTTTTACTGGATCAATCGGTACAAACTTATAGAGCCCATCCTCAACCTTTACAAGCTGGGCCGGAAAGGCTTCCCTATTAAGGTATTCAATAGTCGATTCGCCGTGGACATATAGCTGATTGCTCATGTTATCACCTTTAGTCGTTAAGCCCCACTAGTAGTGTAGCCGTTGTTCCCGTGCTTAAAACTTTAACTACTTTAATTGGTAAGATA